AATGATTATATATGATAATAGACCTGTTTTACAGGTTGGAGAATACAAGAAAGAATTAGTCCAATTGCATAAGAAAGCTACCACTAGATATATAGAAAAAGGAACTATGTAAGTTTATGGTTCTCTAGCTGGTTTTAGAAGAAAACTCAAATCTAGAGTCACTAAAACTATAATGTGTAATAAAGCTATCGAGCATGGATATTCTATTAAAACAGGTCCACCTGTTATGAATTCTTACAAACCATGGCGTAAAGCTCTTTTAGACTTGGCGGATCCAGTAACGCATATGGATTTAACTCTTCTTAAACATTGCAAAGAGTGTTTTCTTAAAGATATTTTAGATAATGTACCAGCTGAAGATTTAGCTGAAGTTAAGGTGTATGATTTAAATATTGTTGTTAATGGTAAACCAGGTTTAGTGTATGTAGATAAAATGCCTAGAAATACAAGTGCTGGATTTCCTTTTAATAAATCTAAGAAATATTTTTTGGAGAAAGTTGACCCTTTTGATGATTTTCAGCACCCTGTTAAAATAACTTGTGAAATAGAAGATGATATGGACCGTATGATTAAAAACTATGAGAAAAATATCATGAATTGTCCAGTCTTCACTGGTTCATTAAAAGATGAACCTCTTCCTTTTAGCAAAATTGAAGATGAGGCCACGAGAGTATTTTGCGGTGCACCCATGTCGTGGAGTATCTTAGTACGTATGTATTTTCTGCCTATTGTGCGTCTTGTTCAGAAAAATAGATTTCTATTTGAATCTGGACCAGGTACTATTGCCCAATCTAAAGAGTGGGATGATATATATGAGTATCTTGTACAATTTGGTATTGATAGAATTGTTGCTGGAGATTATAGAAAATTCGATAAACGTATGCCAGCAGCTGTTATTCTTGAAGCATTTGATCTTCTTATATCAATATGTAGAGCTGCTGGTTACTCTGATAGAGACATATGTGTTTGTCTTGGTATAGCCTACGATACTGCCTTTCCAACAATAGATTTCAATGGTGAATTATTGCGTATATTTGGATCAAATCCTTCCGGACATCCTCTAACCGTAATCATTAATGGAATTGCAAATTGTTTGTACGTTAGATATTGCTATGCAACTAATCACCCACTACGCACTTGTTGTGATTTTAAATCCAATGTTGCTTTTATGATATATGGTATGATATGATCATGGGTGTTAATAGAAGATGTACTTGGTTAGATCATACTAAGATGCAACAAGTTTTGGCTAGTATTGGAATTGGTTTTACTATGGCAGATAAAACTGCTCCTAGCATACCTTTTATCAATATAAATGAAGCTTCATTTCTCAAAAGAACTTGGAGATATGAACCAGAGCTTGGTCTACGAGTTTGTCCTATAGATCATGATTCCATAAATAAAATGCTAACCATGTGTGTTGCTTCTAAAACTGTAAGTCCTGAATTACAAGGGGTTGCTGTCTTAGATACAGCCACTAGAGAATATTTCTGGTATGGTAAGGAAATATTTGAAGAAAAGAGGAAACTCTTCAATAAATTTATAGAAGAATTGGGTTTAGAGCCATATCTTGAACGCAATTTGCCAACTTGGTCACAACTAGTTAGTGAATTTAATACTAATTCTAATTTGAGATCAAACAAATCGGGTCCTGCACTACCCGAACCCAAAGTGCAGAACGGGTGCTCTGCACCCAACCTGATTGTGGCCTAACTAGCCATGATCTTGTACAAAATGTTAACGAAGATAAGGAAACCGCACATCATGGGATGTGCCAAAGTTGCGTTGCAGAACTAGATCTACAACAGTGTGTGTCTCACTCAGAGACATATGAATCTCCGATTCATTATACTTCTCC